GGTCGAAGCCGGAACCAACTGAGTGAAGATTGACGACAGCCGGAGGGCATAATCCCCCGCGAATGCCGCCTCGGTCAGCGTCGCAATCCCATAAAACCGGCTGCTGTCGGTCACAATCGCCTGCCGAAATCTGGCGTTGCGGTAGCTATCGCCGCCCGATGACGAAAAAACGCCGGGTTCATCCTGCGAAATCTGCGGGCCGCGGAATGTGGATCGAAGCGGGGAGGATATGGTCAGGCTGACAATTCGCCGTTGATATTCCGAGCGGGTGCCGGGGTCATAGAAGTCCTGGACGACCGATGAAACATCCGTGACGAGAACAAATTCCTCGGTTTCGGTCGAAAGCCCCTCGTCAGAAATTAGGCAATAGGTGCTGTCAACCTTGGGTATTGGCGCGTTCACCCGCTGCCATATCTGGATGACTTGTTGCCCCTGTAATTGCCGCTCGTAAATGTGCCCTGGCCAATACGGGCCGCGGCTCAAATACTCGCCAATGTAGCCTTTATGGGCTGACTCAAAGTCGAACCAGTCCCCGGTACTAAATGCCGTCGCGGAAATGTTGGGGTTTTGCGGGGGCTTCGTGATGACCAGGAACGCCCCGAAAAACACGTCTGAGCTTGGCGAGTCCACGAAAGCGTAGGCTTTCTCCGTGTCCACCCGGCCGGTCCACTGGCCTACGGTCGTGGTATCGGGAAACAGGTTATTGGAAACCCCATCCACCACCTCCACGCCGGACATACGCCCGCCGCCGCCCTTGCCGCGCCGTTCTGCCCTCATTATTTTCAAGTCATCAAGGGTGATTGGCATGCCTTATACCTCAAGCAGTTTGATTGAGCCGGTCCAGAATTCCGCATCGGTCCGCCCGGTATATCCCCGAACAGGTTCCGCCTCCATTGCCGGCCGGTCGAAAATGACGGAGAGTTGGGTTTCGTCCTCGTCGTCAAGGGTCAGGGTCAATACGAGCCCCGCGGTATGCCGCCATGCGTCAATTTGTGCCCATTCCTCGCGGGTCAGCCAGCCTCCGCCGGGGGTCGGGGCAATCGTAATCGGCCGGCCGGATACCTGAACAAATTGATCCACAACAAGCGCCCCGGTCACCGTGCGCTGCTGGTCTTGTTGCACCTGTTCCCAAGCAAGTTCGTTCGCCCACTGGAAGATTTCAGCCGGGAGAATCACGGCCGTTTCGCCGTCTTCTGACAGGATCATATTGCGCTGCCTCCGGCTGCCCGCTGCACGGCTTTCAGGTCATTGAGGAATCGCCCCTCTACTGCCGCCGGGATAACCCGGCCGCCGGGGGCCACCAGTTCCAACCGAATGACCGCCGCCACGGTTTGCCCGCCCGCCGCCGGCATCCGCCCATTATTCAGCGCCTCAAGGGCCGGGCCGGCTTTCTTCGCCGCCGTGGCATTGACCACGAACTCGCCGGGGGTCAACAAATAGGGTTCCGTGTCCTCGGTGCCGTCGCCGGGTATCCACCCGCCCTTGGCTTTTTTGGGTAGGGCCGCGAGTTCGTCCTGCTTAATGCGTAGCTGGCCTTGGAGTGCGTCAATCGTGGGCCGGTCTGGTGGCTTCGCCCGTTGTGCGTCGGAAAGCCGGTCTTTCAGCGCCGCAATTTCTTGTTGCTTCGCCAGCCGGGCCGAGGCATTCGCCCGCCCCTCCAGTTCAGCAAGTTCTCTTTCCGCCTGGATCCGAGCGGCTTCCCGCTGCTTTGCCGCGGTCTCTTGCTGGTCCTTTTCCTTGTTGGCAATTTCCTTGAGATTGGCAACATGGACTTTTTCGTAAGCATCAATCGCCCGCTGATAGTTGGCCGCTGAAACCCCATCCCCGGCCGCCCGCGCTTCGGACAGCTTCGCCTCTAGGCTGTTGCGCTGGTTTTCCCATCGTAAGTTTTCGATGGTCTTCGCCTGCCCCATCGCCGCCGCTTCGGCTTGCTGCGCCGATTGCCAGGTCTGTTCAGCCTCAAGCCGAAGCTGCTGCATTTTGGCCTTGGCCGCATCAATCGCCGCCTGCAACCCGGTCAATTGTTCCGCGTTGAGATCGCCGAAGCCTACCGTGGACGCCTGCGCCGCCGCAGCGAGGCCATGGCCGGAGGTTGTCGCCTCTTGAATCTCCGCCGTCAGGTCTGCGACGCCTTGTTGCTGTTGAGTCAGATGCTCAATCCACCACATCCCGGATTTTTGGGCATCCTCCCAAATGGCCCAGGAGCTTTTGGCATCGGCAAACTGTTGTTTCAGCGCCGCCGCAACCGACGATGACAGCTTTTCGATTTGGGCCAAAACCACGGCCGTACCGTCAAACATGCCGGTCACTGTTTGCGCGTCCGTCGCCACCTGCTGCTGAGCCCCGGAGAGCCCGCCCAGGGAGTCGGCCGCATCATCCGCCGCGCCGGCCATGTCGTCCGTTGCCACCGCGCTGGCCTTTTCGGCTTCGGTCAGTTCTGCCGCCCGCCGGGAGGTTTCGGCCTTGCTTTCTGCCATCGCCTTCTGCGCTGCCGCCACGGCCGCGCCGGCTGCCGGGGCCTTCGCTTCCAGCGTGGCAAGCGCCGCGGTCACCTGGGCAACACTCAACGCGCCATCCGCGCCGAGAGCGATGGTTTTCGCCCGGATTGCATCAATTTCCTGCTTTGTCCCCGCCTGGTTTGCGACCTTGCCGAGCGCCTCGGCAATTATCGCCCCGGCCTTTTCGCCGACGATTCCCACCGTCGCCAGGTTCTGCCGGAGGGAATCGAAGTCGGACAGGCTTTTGCCGACGCCGGAGGAAATGCCCGTAAGCGCCCGGTCCGCATCAATCCCGAAGCGGGCGAAAGACTCCCGTAGGCCAATGTCTACCGCCTGCGCCAGCGCCGCGATTTTGCCGGTGTTGTCGCCAAGCCGCCCTTCCAACTCTACCTGGCCGGTTGTCGCGGTCTGAATGAATCGGGCCAGTTCGGGGCCGGACATAGCCTTGACGGCCGCCGCCCATCCCGCCGAGATTTCGGCCGTTGCCTCTTTGCCGGCCTGGCCAACCGCCGCGAGTTGTCCGGCTAAGCCCTCAAGGGCCTGGGGGCTGCCGCCGGGGTCAAGCGATTTGAACAGGTCCGCCACCTTGGGGGCATTCGCCGCCGCCGCCGCGCCCGTGGCATTGATGCCCGTCTGCGCCGCCGCCTGCCCGGCCGCAACGTCCGCCCCGGCCTTCGCGCCCGCCGCGCCCATTGCCCCGGTGCCGGCTGTCGCGGCCTGAATCGCCGGGGTCAATCCTTTTTCGTATCGCTCCACCGCCGCCAGGGCCATGTCGCCGGCAAGGCGGAAATTATCGGCAATCCGTTTGCCGAGGCCGTCGAAATTGAGGGTTTCGATTGCCTCGGCAATGTCGCCAATCGAGACGACCAACGCCCCGGCATTCGCGCCCAACACATTGAGCCCGACGCCCGCATGCTTGGCGACCTCAAACAAGCCGCCGATGACCGCGCCCACCGCCTCCGCTGCCGGGGCCAGATCGCCGCCGAAAGCGGTTTTAAGTTTGCTGGCTTCCTGTCCGAGCTTGGCGATTCCGCCGTCAAGGGTCTTGGCCGCCTTTTCCGCGTTGCCCACCTGGGCCGCGGTTTCGGCCATGATGCCGTTAAATTCAGCCTGGATTTTCTGCCCTTGGGTGAGGCTTTGCGCCGATACGCCGATAGTCTTAGCGTATTCCGCCCACATTTTCGCCACATTCTTCGTGACGCCGGCATTGTCCACCAGGATGCTATTTTCGTTCTTCAAGCCCTCGGTAGCCTGCCGCACGGCTTCGGACATGCTCAAATTCGCCTGCCGGTTAAACGCCGCCGCGTCTTTCAGCCGAATGAGAACCGCCTCGGCTTCGTCCAATTTGTAGCCGCGGGCCAGGAGGTTTTGCAGGGCCTGGGAGGCATCGGTGACAGAAACCAAGCCATCGGCGGAAATCTTGCCCGCCGACTTGAACGCCTCGCCGATGGTCACCCCGGCATGGGTCGAAATGGATTCGAGCCCCTTAAAGCTGCTTTCCGCCTTCCGCAATTCGGCAATCGAGGCCGTGGCGAATGCCGCGACGCCCGCGCCCACGGCAAGCCCGCCCAATTGATCCATGAGGCCAGCAATTGCGGATTTGAGCGTCAACGCCCCCGGCTTGCCCGCCGCGAGGCCGTCACCGATTCCGGGGCCGGCTTTCTTGGCCGCCTGGTGTGCGGCATCCATGCCAGCGCTGGCGGTTTTGGTGTTGTCGGCCACCCACTCGAACGCTTGACCCTTGGCGCCATAGGTCGCAAGCCCTGCCGAAGTCGTCTTGAGTTGCGCGGTTAATGCCTGGGCCGCCCTGTCGGCTTCCTTCATGCCGAGGGTGACTTTCGCTTGGGCAACATCCAATTTCCCGGAGTCAAGCCCGGCTTGAGTCATGGCCTGCCCGGCTTGTTGCAGGGCAAGTTTTTTCGCTTGGAGGGTGTCCGCCCATTGGCGCGACGCCAGCCGGCCGCGCTCAAACGCTTCCGCGTTCTTTTCCGCCTGCTTTTCAGCCGCCGCGAGGGATTTTTCGAGTGTCTTGATTTCGCCGGCAAGCGCCCGCGCTTCGGCTGGGTCCATGGTGGACGCCAGGGCCTTTTTTGCACTGAATAGGGATTTTTCGAGCCCTTCTACCGCAGACTGCGCGGCTTTTTGGGCGAGGGCCAGGTCTTTGGTGTTGGCTTGGCTTTTGGCGAGGGCTTCGCCGGCAACCTTAGTTTCGCCGGAGAGCTTGGCGAACGAATTGATAAGCCCTTGTTGCGCCCCGAGGCTTTCCATTTCATCGGCAAGCCCGGCCGCCTGGGCTTTGACCGCCGATGCATCGCCGCCGAGCTTTTCAATTTCGGCCGCGAGTTTCGAGACTTCGCCCAATCCGTTGACGGCGGATTGAATCTTGAGTTGAAGTTCTACCGCCGCCGAGGCCATGGGGGTTCCTATGTGCGCAATGCTGCGCGGTGATGCCCGGCCGGGAGGCCGGGCCTGGTGGATTGATTAGGCAACCATTTTCCTGGCGCGGGGAAAATGGTTCCGAAATTACGCAACCGAAACCACGGGGTCGAACTGGTACAGCGCCTCGCCGGGGAGCTGCAAAACGTAACCCTTGAATTTCAGTTGGTTCCGATTCTCGTTTACGAGCTTGGCCGCTTCGGCGGGCATAACCGTAACCTTCGGAATCCGGAGAAAACCCTTTTCGCCGGTCGAATGGTTCTTGACCTCCATTTGGATTGCAAAGCGGATGCTTCCCTCGGTGCCCGCAATGATGGTCTCGCCGGTCAGGGCCGCGGATTTGTACGTCAAGTCCTGTTCGCCGGCCGCGTCGGCGGTCAGGGCCTTTACCATGCCGAGCGACGGCAAAACCGCAAAATCTTCGCCCTCCGTCATGGTGGCAATTGCCACGTCGGAAATGTGCCGTACCGGCTTCCCGTCTTCGTCAACAAGTTGCACCCAGGCATCCCGGACGAGGGTTACCGTTGCCGTGCCCGCCGCGTTCGCGGCTTGGCTGAACGTCGAGCCGGTGCCGAGCAAGGAGGCCGCCAGTAGTGCCCGGTTGCTTTGATTCACGGTAAATTCAATTTCTGTGGGCTTCGGCATGTAATCGAGTTCGATGACTTGGCCGAGGTTGTCCGCGCCGGAGGAAATCAGCGGTTTCGCATCGCCGGAATGCGTGATGTTCAGATCGATCGAATTTACCGGGTCGGAATAGCCGCCGAGGGCTGTGCCGGTAAACATGGCAATCATTATCGCGCCGTGGAACCAAATGGGATTCAAATCGTTCATGTCTTGCCCTCCGGGCTGTGTGTGATCGGGAAAAATTAAGCCAGGTCTGCCCGGCCGCTGGAAACCATCGCCTCGGCAATCTCCGGGGATACCTCGATTTTATGGCCGGGGGGCCACATCCACCCGTTGTGAACGTGCCACCCAAGCGGCTTGATTGCTACCGTCTGCGCCGGGGGGGCAGGCTGCACAGGGGCCGAGGCTTCCGGTCCGGAGTCACCCGCCGGGGCATCGGCCGCGGGTGCTGTTGCCGCGACTTCCGCCGGGTCTATCGGGTGCGCCTGCGGTTCCGGGTATTCCGGGTGCGCCTGCGCTTCAAAAGTCTCGCCCTGGAAATTCGGGTCAAGAATGAAGGTTTCGCCGTCTGCACGTCGGGTCATTATCGGATCTCCAAATTCAGGGTAAGGATGATTTCCGCCTCGTAAAACGGGGCCTGTGCGCCGGCATCGGATACCGTCTGTGCCGAGCCGTCCCAGACGGCCGCCGGGTTCAGGGTCAAGGGCTGTTCCGCCAGGGCCGCATAAATCCGCTCGCCGAATTCGAGCGAGGCCACAAAGCCGCGGGAAATCCCGTCCACCACCCGCCCATCATGGACGCCGAACATGATGGAAACCTTCTGTGCCCGCCGCACATCGCCGCCGGCCGGCTTGTCTTCGGACAGGGGAGCAATCGCAAGGTACGGGAATTGATCGGAATCAACGTCGGAATCGGTATCCACCTCGGGTTTTGAGCCGATGAACGCCCACAGTTGCCGCCGCGGGTAATTCGTCGCCAGGAATTCAATGACGCCGGGATGGTCTGTGATTGCGTCGCGGATTGCCTCCAGGTGCTTTGTAATCATTTCGCCCCCGCGAGTTTTCCGGCCAGGATTCCGGCCACCGCATCGGCTATCCGGCCTTGCCGAGCCGACATATCGGCGAAGAAAAACGGCATCGGCTGTGTGCCAGGATGCTGAACGAGCTTCCGGAACAATCGCCCGCCGGCCGCGCCGGAGTCGAACCGAATCGTTTTCCGCTTGCGCCGCCCTTTCGGGCCGATGGCATGCGGCCGGCTGCCGCCTTCCATAATCGCCGCGTGCTTTGCCCTGGTGTACACCTTGGCGCCGGGGCCTTCCGCCGCCCATCGGATAGACTTTTCCAGCGGGCCGCCCTGCCGGGCCATGAATGCCGCGCCGCCCCGGACATAGCCGAGAACGTCGGTTTTGTAGCTTTTGGCTGCCGCGTTCGCCGCCTTGCTGGCAAGTTTGGAATCAAGCAGTGAGGCAAGAACCGGGAGCGCCCGGCCGGCCTGGAATTCCGCGCTTATCATGGCCGCGCCTCCGGCTTTTCGGCCGCATCAATCGCCGCCCGGAATGACTTTCCCGAGGCTTCGCCGGCCGCGAATTCCGCCTCCAGGCTGGCCGCCGCGTCGAGTGCTTCCTGCTTTACGGAGGCCGTCATTTTTGCGGTTTGAACCTTCACCCAGGTTTGCAAAACGTTTTGCAGCAGGTACAGCGCCCGCGTGCCCATGTGCCCGGAGATCGCCGCGCCGGCCACCGTCCAATCAAACCCAACATGGAGGGCCGTGAGCGCATGAGCGACGACAAGCCCGGTAAACCCGGAGATCATGCAAGACGCCAACAAATCCCAGGATGCTTCAAACCATCGCCGGCCGCTCTTGCGGTCTTGGAGCCATTGCACAATGCCGCCGACAACCGCCAGGGCAAACGCCGGGCCATAGACGCGCCACGCCAGCCGGAGACTTTCCGCGCATGCCGCGCCGAGGCCAGGGTCACAGGAATTGATTTCTTCGTGCATCAGATCAGCGCCGCATAAACGCCATGGCTTGTGCCGTGGATTTGGGTCGGGATGAAAATATCCAGCAACCCGGAAATGGCCGCCTGGTGTGCGTCCTGCCAGTGCGCCTCGTGCGCGTCGGCTGCGTTCGCCGCGGTTTCCTCGCCCGTGGTCCGCCGCTGCAAATTCGTCAGGGGTTTGATCGTCGCCCCTTTCGCGTGCGCATAAACCGCTTGCAGGTACAGCACTTGGGCCAGGGGATCGCCGCCGATGGTTGCGTCTGGGTTGTCTTCGCAGTACGTCGCCAGGTCCGCCGCGCCGGCCGCTTTCGCCGCTTCGGCCGCGGGCCGGAGGGCCTTGTTGCTTGCCAACATGGCCGCAATCAACACCTGCCGAATCAGTTCCTCGCGATAGTCGAGCGAAACCCGGTAGCCGTTCACGAAGTTGGCAACCGGAACCGCCGGCCAAAACCCGTCATTTTCCAAATCCTGGTCAATGAATGGGATCGGTGCGGGATCGGGATCTGGTGCGGGTTCTGCCATGGGTCACCAAATTAGGGCCGGGTCGAACAGGATCATTCGGCGGGAAGGCTTTTGCCGCCGCCGTCTTCCCCCGCCCGCCCGGCTTGGGGGGGCTGGTTTGCCGCTGCCTCGCGGGCCGCGGCTTTGCGTTCTTTCATTTGTTCGACCTCCAAAGCATCAACCGCTTGGTCAAGCATGGTTTGGACGCCCGCGCCCTGCGGGTTGGCTGCCTGGGCCTTTCGACACCAATCGAGGCATTCCGCCCACTCGCCAAGCCGCCGAGCATGTTTCGCCGCCATGGCATAAAGCATGCCGGCAATGAGCGGGTGTACATCCCATTCACCGCCTTCCAGCGCTGCAATCAAGCCGCCGAGGTAAGGTTCTGCGCTGGCTTTCTCTTTCAGTTGCAGGGCCGCCCAATCGTAGACGGCCTGACAGACGAACGGCTCAAGTTCGCGCCGCTTGAACCCGCCCGGCATGTGTTGGGAGCGGGTCTTGATAAGGTACAAGCCGAGCCGGAGGGCTTCCTCGATATTGCCCACGTCGAACAACCAGATGAGCGCCTGGACGGCAACACTGTTCGGGTAGCGCTCGCCCCGGTCCATGTACTGTTTGACCCACGGCAACACGTCGGCCAGGGCCTGCCGCTTGGCGTTTGTCCTTTCCGGGCTCATTGCCGGGAAGGTCTTTTGCGCCTCGATTGCGACCGCCACGGCTGCCTGGTAGTGGGCCAGGCTGCCGGGGATGTCTTTTGCCGGCCGGCTAGCCGCCCGCACCTGGGCCGGGGTTTGTGCCCCGCTGGCCTGTTGCCGCTTTTTCAGCCGGTCAAGAGGGTTCATTGCTTACGGGCCGGCCGGGGGTTCTTCGGGGGCGACGTACAGCGTGATTCCATCCACCAGGGAGGCCGCCCGGTAGTCGCCGACCGCATAGGCTTCATTCCGGCTATTCCAGTCCACGAAAGCGTTAGCCGCCGGCATGTCCTCCACCTTCCGCCGAACGCTGGTCGGTTGAAAGTACAAGTGCAGGTTTTTCAGTTCGGTAACCAGTACCACGCCATCCGGGAGGAATGGGGGGCAGTACGCCGGCATCATCCCGAAGGTCCGGACCAACTGCCCATTAGCGGAAATCGTCGCCTTGTCGAGCGCCTTCCGGCCGTTTTCCTTCAAAAACTGCTGTTCTTCGTAGGAAACCAAATCCTGAGAAATGACCGCCACCAGGTCCGGGGACGAGCGGAACACGGGATGAATCCGCGCCTTTACCGTCGCCACCAGGTAATCCAGGTTCGGGAAGTCCTCCGAACCGAGAATGACTTCGTGAGTTGTGGTCTGTCCGGCCACTACCGTTCCGGCCACGTAGTAATCCTCATTGGTCCGGATCAGTTCCAACCACCCCGGCAACACATCCTCGCCGTTCGGGTTGGTCGTCCCATTCGTCGAGACGGCCGCGCTTTCGCCATTCCACCCAACCCGCAACCGATCCCGAGCAATCGCCCGCCGCACGGTCTGCCCCCAAAGATCGTAGAAGTTGGGGAACATCGCCCAACTGTCGATTTGGGCATAATCGAGCTTCACGTCATTTTCCACGGGGCTCATGTCATAGACGTTTTTGGTGAGCCCATGCACGGCTTTCGGGGTCCGCATATCGCCGCCGGCTGTGTCGGTGCGGGCCGCTGACAGGATGCTATTGCCGAAGTAAATAACGTCGCCCTTCATTTCGGTCTTCGGCAGAAGCGACACCATACCGAGGAAGGGCACGCCGTCTTCTTCGATCAACGGTAGCAGTTCCTGGGCACGGGCCGGGTCCACCGAAAACACGGACGAGGCAGACGGAACGCCATGGAATGCGGCAAGGGCCGCCATGAATTCGGCCGCCCGGTGCCGGCCTTGGGTGCTGAGGATATGGGACATGATTGGTTCTCGCTGCTGTGTGGGTGTGCGGGGGCCTGGATTAGAGGAATGCCCGGCTGCCGCCGGCCGGCTGTTGCGTCGGGGGCTTCGTCGCGTTCGGGTCGGGGGCAATCAACGCCGCCGCGAAGTCTTCCCGGAGGGCGGCAATCTGCGTCTTGAGTTCCGCCAAGCCGGCAACATCGCCGGCCAAGCCATCCACCCGCGCCGACAGTTCAGCCAACCCGGCAAACGGTTTGATTCTGTCAATCGACAGGGCCAGGTTGCCGGAGGCTTCGTCCCCCTCGCCTTCGTCGGGTTCCGCCGGGGCCGGGGCCGGGGCCGGGGTTGGGGCCGCGGTCAGCCTGGCGTCAATGGCATCAAGCCGGGCCAGGAGGGTATCCAGTTGTTTCGGGTTCATGTCGTCCTCGCTGTTGTGTCGCGCAAAGAGCCGAGCGAAAAAGCCGCCGGTCTCAGAATTTTGAAGATCACCGAGGGTCATTTCCACGGGGTCGCACACCATGACGTTACCCGGCGCCGGGGCCTGCGCCTGGTGTTGGTGCGCCGAGAAGCGGATTTCTGCCGTGCGGGTGCTGGCCGGGTTATCGGTCGGTGCGCATCCGATTAGGTAATACCTTCCGCGTTCCGGAAAGTCGGCACGCAGTTCCATGGAGGAATACAGGTATTGACCCTGCCGGTTCGCGTAAATGTAATTCTCATTGGGGGCGATAATCGCTTGAAGGCTTACGCTGCCGTCATCGTTCTTGACGGTCCGCAGTTCCTCGATTTTCCCGAAGTTTGGCGAAAAGTAGCGGTCGTGGTCTGGAAACATCAGCGCCGCATAAAATTCCGGGTCATAGGTTTCTGCCGCTGATTCCAACGCCGCCGGGGAGATAGTCCGCCCATCAACCGTGAGGCCAGATGCCCCGATAGTTTTCCAATCCGTCTTGAGTTTCGAGAGCGCCATGATTACCCCGCTTGATTTGATCGCAAATCTAGGCAGGGTTCACGGTATTTTCAAGCGATTTTATTACTGGTTTCTCCGGGTTTTTCAAATTAGGAAATACTAGGGTTTATTTTGGTTTCCGTTGCCAGGTCTCGCCCGCACAATACCGGCATGACAGCCAAAAAGCTTGTGCCCCAACAACACGCAAAAGAAAAACGCGCATCCGCTGGCCTGATGTTTCGCCGGGGAATGGACGTGCCCGCGATTGCGAAAGAATTGAAGATTTCGCCCCGCACGGTCTATCACTGGAAAACGAGGGATTCATGGGACTTGGAAACCCCGGCCGGGGGGGTCGAAGACCTTGTGTCGCGCCGAATCGCCGAGCTGTTGGCGAACACTCGCAAGACCGATTCCGAGCTTTCCGAGCTTGGGATTTTAATAGACAAGGCGGGCGATTTTGCGGTGAAGCTGGCGAACGCCAGGGCCATCAAGGCGAAGACCAAGCCCGCGGGTGAAGCGCCGCGCCGCGAGAAACGGGGGCCGTATCAGAAGAAACAGAAAAACGACGTTTCCGAGATTACCGCCGAACAGTTGTGCGAAATCCGAGAGCGGGTATTTTTCAAGTTCAAATACCAGGAAACCTGGTGGAACGCAAAGCAAGACAGCAAAGCCGGGAAGTATCGGTTTATCTTGAAATCCCGCCAGATCGGGGCAACCTACTATTTCGCTTGGGAAGCTTTAGAGGACGCAATCCTAGCGGGTGACAATCAAATATTTCTTTCCGCCTCGCTTTCTCAAGCTGAGGTATTCAAAGCCTATATTCTCTACTTTGCCCGCGATTTCTTGGGGGTCGAACTCAAGGGGCAAAAGTCCATAACCCTATCCAACGGGGCCGAGCTTCGATTCCTTTCGACCAACGCTGCCACCGCCGCGAGTTATCACGGTCACCTCTACGTTGATGAAGTCTTCTGGATTCCAAACTTTCAAAAGGTTTGGGATCAAGCCTCCGGCATGGCTTCTCACAAAAAATGGAGGATGACGGTTTTCTCGGTGCCGTCCGCCAAAAGCCACCCGGCCTATCGCATGTGGAGCGGTGCGGACTGGTGTGATGGCCGAAACGAGAAACTGCATTTTACCTTTGACCTTCCGCCCGCCGAGGTTCACGGATTGCTGAAAGACGGCCACCTCGCGCCGGACAAATGGTGGCGGCAAATTGTCACGGTCGAAGACGCAGAAGCCGCCGGCTGTGACTTGTTCGATATTGACGACTTGAGGGCGCGGAACCGCCGAGATGCTTTCGAGAATAAGTACCTTTGCCGCTTCATTGATGACGCCCGGTCAGCCTTCCCCCTGGCCTTGTTGCTCGATTGCGGGGTTGATGTTTCTACCTGGAAGGATTACCGCAAAGACGCCCCGCGCCCATTTGGAAATAAGCCGGTAGCGATTGGCTACGATCCAAGCCGCACAGGAGATACCGCCTCGATTGTCGTCCTGGCGGTTCCGACCACGCCAAAAGACAAATGGAGGGTATTGGAGCGGGCAGATTTACATCGGGTTTCCCACCAGTACCAAGCAAGCCGCATCCGGGAAATGATGGAGCGGTATAAGGTCGTTCATATTGGGGTTGATGTTTCCGGCGAGGGCCGGGGGGTCTGGCCGTATCTGGAAGATATTTCCTGTGCCTATCCGATATCTTATACCCTCGGGGTGAAAGCCGACTTGGTAGTAAAAGCCCTGGACGTGATACAGCCGCCCGCCCGCCTTGAGTTCGATGCAACCGACACCGGCATCGTTCAAGCGTTCCTTCAGATTCGGAAAACCATTACCGATTCCACCTCACAGGTGACCTATACCGCCGCCCGCTCCAACGCAACCGGCCATGCTGACGTTGCTTGGGCCATCATGCACGCCCTGATTTACGAGCCCATCGCGGGAGAATCACGCAAAGCCACCGTTGTATTCTCGGACTGATGAAGACCTATTCAACCATCCTGATTGATCCCCCTTGGCCGCAAGGCATGGCCGGGAAGTATGCCGCCACCAGGCATAGCCGCCCGCCGTCGCTGCCGTATTCCACCATGACGATTGACGAGCTTGCGGCCTTGCCCGTGGGTGACATGGCCGCCGACGCCGCGCACTTGTGGTTATGGACGACAAACCAACATTTAGAGAGCGGCTTTCACCTTATGAGGGAATGGGGGTTTCGCTATCTCGCCCCGGTTCACTGGATCAAACCATCCGGCCTGGGCAATTACTTTGTGCATCGCACTCAAACGGTGCTGTTTGGGTATCGCAAGTGCTGCCGGTTTCCCCTCGCCCGATACCGCCCGAACATCATTGCAACCGGAAACCCGCGCCGGCATTCCGAGAAGCCCCCCGAGGCTTATGAGTTAATCGAAGCCATAAGCCCAGGACCGCGCCTGGAACTGTTCGCCCGCGCCCATCGGCCGGGTTGGGATGTTTGGGGCAACGAAATCGAGTCAACCATTACCCTCCCGAGGTATGCCCATGGATGAAGTTGCCACCGTGCCCGCCGCCGCCGATACCGCGGGGGCCAGCTTTGCGTTTTCCTTCGGTGATCCTGAGCCCGTCATCAAAGAACGCCTTCCGGATTACCTGGGGCTTTTCTCAGATGCCCAATGGGGTTACTTCCTGCCGCCGGTCAGCCTGCCGGGCCTGGCCGCAACCCTAAACGCCAACGCCCACCACGGGGCAATCATCCGGTTCAAGCGCAACATGCTTGCCCGCTGGTTCCGCCCGTCGCCAGCGCTAAGCCTGCTGGAATTCAGAAAGGCCGCGCTCGATTGGCACGTCTTCGGCATGGCGTATTTCTTCGCCACCAGGAACCGCCTCGACCAAGTCATCCGCCTCGAGCGCCGCCCCGCCCTCAAGATGCGCCGGGGGGTTGTGCCCGGAACGTTCTTCGAGCTTTCCTCGCCCTACGATTTCGGCGGCAAGCCAACCGAGTACCGGCCAGGGGAAATCATTCAGATCAAGGAGGATGATGTTGCCCAGGAGGTTTACGGCATCCCGGAATGGTTCGGGGGCCTTCAATCCATTCTACTGTCTGAGGATGTCACCCTTTTTCGCCGCCGCTTTTTCCTGAACGGCGCCCATGTCGGCTATATCCTGGTGACAACCGACGCCGGCATTGATACCGATACCGCGGCAATGATCGAAGCCAAAGTTAAGGAGGCCAAGGGTCCGGGGAACTTCCGGAACCTTTACTTAAATATCCCGCGAAGCACTTCCCGAGAGCCGGTAAAGGTCGTTCCGGTCGGAGATATTGCGACGAAAGACGACCTCGTTTCAATCAAGCAGATCATGGAAAGCGAAGCCCTGGCCATGCACAGGATGCAACCGGGAATCTCAGGGGTGATCCCGCGGAATATCACGGGGTTTGGTGACTTGGAGAAAGTAGCAAAGGTCTATCTAACCTTCGAGGTTCCACCGATGCAACAGCCATTCCTTGCGCTCAATGACGTGCTGCCGCCCGCCGGCCGCATCTCATTTGACGATCCCGCCTGGGCATAGGGTAAACTGCCGGGAATTGTGGAAATGAGTCCATTCATGCGCATCAACTGCCCCCACTGCCACGGCAAGGCCCGGATAACAAGCCGGGCCGAACAGTCCCCAACCACTGCCTCGCTGTACTGCCAGTGCAACAACGCCGAGCGGTGCGGGGCTACGTTCGTCGCGGTCCTCTCCGTCTCGCATACCCTCAACCCTCCCCGCCAAACCACCGCACAAATTGCCGCCGATTTGGTGCGAAGCCTGCCGCTTGAACAGCGGCGGGCATTGCTCAAAGAGGCCGGCCTAGCTTCCTGAGTGCATCCACCATGTTGCAACCCGCAACAGAACTGAGCTTGACCGCCCGCCAGGCAAAAACGAAAAACCCTTTCTGAATCATCGGCTTAAAAATTTTTTGCCGATCCCCCCGCCCGGCCAGGACACTCCTCCCCAAAGCC